CCTACATCTTCTCCAAAAAGCTCTACTGCTTGGCTACGATTTAGGTAAGCCCTACGCCCACGCCATTCTACTTCTGACTCGTTACGAGCATCAGAACAAATGTAGTCATTGTATTGAACCGTCTCTAGGATTGCTCGCTCATCCTCTTTAACCTCAACATCCATTGGAACGATTAAAGTGTTACCAGGACCAGCGGTAAGGATATCAGTAGGCCCTTCGTAGGTTTCATTGTCAGAATCAACTAGAGTACCGTCTGGATTTTGAAACAGTACCATCTCTTGCTTTTGCACTTCTGACTCAAAAGCATATCTTGCCCATAAAACAGCCTGGCCGGTAAGAAGGAATTGCAAGGCAGCACTGTAACCAACCTGATCAAAGTTAAACTCCATATCCATCTGGTACTGGATGTTTCGCTCTAAGATAACAGCGGAAGCCTCATGCAAGGTACCGCCTGAGCGTTTGCGTAGTGTTACTTCAGCTTTGGGTGTGGAGGAGTAATAAGCTGGTAAAAGAGTGTTTACGCAGTACCACCACACGTTCAAACGACGCTCAGTATCACGCATGATACCAACATCTTTTTGAGCATTATAAACACGGATAGACTCTTCAGCCGCAGTAATAAAGGTCTTCCGGCGCTCTAAGGCGAGGTTAATCTGACTCTTCCAATAGGCACCGGAGAAACGCTTGATAACTGATTCATCACTCATATTTTTGGCCTACTAGCTTGCTGCCGCATTTGCGCAATATACGCTTGTAACTTAATAACACCTTTGTTGAAGACTTCCGCAGGTTGTTCCCATTTGCTGTCAACCAATCTTGCCTTACACATATAGCGCAAAGCATCCATGCAATGATCATCGCCTGCACTGTCGGCATCCTCTGGCTTCCGTTTGTCGATTGCCAAAGCGGGAAGGGTCTGGATGAGATACGGACATGTAGCAAAAATATACAGCAACGGTGGCTTATTAACCAACCTTTGTCTGATCTGTGACCAACCCGACAACCTATCATTGTCAGCCGCTCTAAACGGTGGGTGCTTATACTTTCCAAAAACCTGGGTAAGTTGGTCGTTAATGCTTGGTCCACCATCGTGCTTAAAGATAGACGGGTCAGCGTAGCCTAGTGGATTTTCTCCGACGGAGAGAGAAGCAATTCTATTTGCCTGTTCAACGTTATCGACTCCTTTGCCCCACAATTCTCGATAAATAACGATGCTTCCTTTGGGGTATGGGACTTCGTTACCGGAGTCATCCCTGCCAGAACTAACAGCACCCCATACAGCGGCAAAAGGACTACGAAAACCCCAATCATAACCAAGATACCTAGGCCAATGTTTAGGCACGTTAAAAGGACTAACGATATGCTTGCTACTGAACTCAGGAAAGTAACTACCTTCATGGATCTCAAAGTCTCCTTCTAGCCATGCTCTGACCAGCTCTGGCGAGCCAACCATATGCAATCGGTTAATGTACTCTGGGTCTTTAGCTAACAGTATTTGATTATCGTGTACTCTGGACGGGATATAAATGTAATCAAAGCCAGCACCGTTAGGCAGGTCTTTGCGCAAGAGCTTCATGCCTTTTGGCGATGGTCTAATAAACAGCTCTTTAAGCCATCCGTGACCTATACCGCCTGGGTTAAAGGTAAGGATAACTTGCCCACCACCCTTACCTCGTAACGCTCCGAATAGCTTCCAGATAGGTGCAGGGTCAGCGTAGTTACCCGCCTCCTCTACTGCACAATGACTAAGATTTTGCCCTTGATACTTTTCAGCATCAGAATCATCAGACAATGGCCTAAACCGTAATCTTCCACCATTAAGAAACGTAAACTGCTTCTTTTGGTCTTGCCAGTGAGCTTTTAAGGGTAAGTATATCTGCTTTGCTCGCTCTATTAAGTCATCTGCTTGGGGTAACTCTTTACGAAAGAAGATAGCGTTAAAATCAACGCCAAACTGCTCTTGAACGATAGCGAACTTACCTAAGACCCCATCAGTCTTACCGCCACCACGGGCACCGCCGTAGCCTATAAGAGTAATGGGACAATGTACTAAGGCTTCTTGAGGACCGGATTGTGGTCGCCATACTATGGTCTCATCAATGCGTCTATCCGCAAGATAATCATCCATGTTTCAGCTTTTGACAGTACGCCCAGAACTCTTCCCAAATAGCCGGGTTAGTCCGTGGGTCTATCTCTTCATCGCACTCAAGACACGTCTCAAACTCGCCTGGCTCAATGTTTTCATCAACCACTGCGACGGCACCACACTCAGGGCACTTAAAGTATCTCTCGGTCTGCTGAATCATACCCACCTGTCATTACCGCATTATCACCGTAAATCCGCTCTACACTACATGTAGGATTCTGGCAGTAAAAGTAAAAATCCTTACCATCCACAACGTTTACGGTACTGATATGATTGCACCAAGGACAACGGCGGGTCTGTTCTGACTCATCTTTCATGCGATGCTCAATGCCCATTATTCTTGTACCATTTTTATTAGTTGTGCAATTTGAGCACGAGCACGAGCACGACCAGCAGCAGCACGACCACGACCAGCACGACCAGCATAAACAGCACCAGCACGAGCAGCGGCATCAGCAGCAGAATAAGCGGCATAAACAGCAGCAGCATAAGCAGCATCAGCAGCATAAGCAGCATCAGCAGCAGCAGCAGCAACATTAGCACAAGCTAGTTCACCGCTAGTTGCTTTGCCGTGTGCAAAACGCTCTGCAACGTCTAGCGCTTGCTTGCTTTTGTTGTCTGTCATTAAATGCTCAACCTGCCTAGCACACCACACCGCAAAAAGTCGCAGCGTTTTTGCATCTATTAAATCCTCTCTACATACAACCCAAAGTTTGTCTTTAGGTGATATTGTTTTGTAATTAAGTATCTCAAGCACTGTGCCACTCCAATCTTCAGGCAGGTGCTTGTTTGGGTCGTAGCAAGGGTCCCAGCTTCTAATGTCGGCAATGGTAAATGTCTTCATTTCTCCTCCTCTGGCGCAGCAGGTAGTGGCATCCAGTGGGTAAAGTTTTTTATAAAAAGATAACCAGCGTCTCCCCACTCAATTATGGTAGCATTGCAATGCGACATATATTGATAACTAGAAACTCCTGCTTCATCCGCTGTTTCATTCCACCATAAAACTTCTACTTCTGGTGGCGGCATCCGATCCTTAACGCTGATCCATTCGCTCTGAACAATTTTACCTTGCTCATATCCTCGCTTAAAACCATCTAAATTAGCTTGGCTTAAAAGGTTTTCTATCTCATGCTTTTTGAACGCAGGACGGTCTAACCTAATCTGATTTAGTTTTTCTTGGTATTCCGCTGCTGCCGCCTGGTAGCCAGCGCGATAACCATATTGAAAACTACGAATTCGTTCATGCTTAAAAATGCTATCTGCATCTTCTATTGCAGGAGTTATACTGCGCTCATATTCTTCTGCTATTTTTTGCAACTCTTCAGGTGTCTTAGTCATTTCTTCCACTCCTCTCCATGCTCACGATTCCAATACCAGTCGTACTCCTTATACGTAATCCGACTATACCTACAACTGTTCCACGTATTGCACTGCCAACACTGTATATAAGGCTTCTCAGTCACACCAATCCCACGGTGCTCGCACTTCTTACAAACAAAACAGACCAATGTCGGCCGTCTGACGCTGTTAATCTTCGACTTAGCCACAAATCATGTACCGGAGCAGGAAACAGCAAAAACGCCCACCACTAACGAACCATTGGTCTATGTCTACATACTACACATCATCATCTTTCGTCAGATACTTTTGTACAAATTCTTCCTTACTCATCGGCTTAGAACTAACCACAGCACGAATCTCACCAGTATGCTCAATCACCTGCTGCTCACTCCAACCCAACTTAGTCTTAAGCAAATGTAACAAAATAGGCGTATTCCCATTCATAGCCTCAGTAATCGCAACAGACGCTAAACCACGCTGCATCTCCGTCACACCACTCAAATAATCCTCTAGGTAATACTTCTCCAAAACATAC